AGATCTTCGTTAGCCATTGCTACATTCTCCCTTATATCAGAATGAGATATTGAATAGGTTTTACTTCCACGAAACGCATTTAGATTATTCAGAATAACACTTCTGGGATTTGCCGGGTTTCGCACCAAACCCTTACCGGAAAAAGAAATGTTTTTGAGCAATCTGCCTAATTTATGTCCTTCATACTCTCCTTCTCCCCCGTATACTCTAAGATGCTTAGTCAAAAAGGCAGAGTCCTCATCTCTGGCAATAATTTTATGTTGGCCTTTTGGATTAACAACCGCGTAATCAAAGCCCCTAAAAAGACATTCCATACTAACAAACCAGTCACCCTGTCCAATTTCTTCAATTATACTATCCATTCTCATTTTACGCTCTGGGTCGGCCCAGCTATTGTAGAGAACGGCGCTGGTAACAATATCAAATTTGTCTGGAAGTTGATCAAAGCTTGTTTCGTCTGAAATGTCCATCCCGTTTTTATCAATCACTTTATTTCCAGTGATGTGCCCTATGATATCACTTTCATCATGCATAAAATTGAACTGTTTATCTTCTGGAGTATTTCTCGCCTCCCAAACTTCCCTTATGTCGAAAACGTCGTCGTTCTTATTCCAGCCCGTTGAAACCAACACCGAGTTTAAATAATAGAGATCAAATTGATCTGGGTTGGACCCTGCTTCGGAACTAAACGCTAATAATTTAGCCTTTTCCTCTTCTGCGTTGTCAGGAGAATAGGGTGTAGCTAAGGAAGAATAAGCGAAGCTAGCGTTAGACCGGATTAAATCTTCTATACCGGCGTCTACTTCGGCTTGAAATATTTTTACTGTCATGTTTCACCTCTATAAAATATACACCAGAATGAAAAATAAATCAAAATTATCCAAATTAACGAGATATTGCGTATGCAGAAATCTGGATCTGGCGGGACTCTTCGAGGCTGGGATTTCTAATATTAGCTTCAACAAAGTCGTTATTGATGCTAGATATAAGTGAAATTAAAGCAGGGTCAGCTTTTAGATTCTGGTCTAAAATACTTTTGACAGTACGAGCATCGATTTCGTCGAAGGGTGAGATGTTGGATAACACACACAGCTTAATATACTCCGCTTCGTCGGTCTCTTGCTTGGTTAATGCTCTAAGATTTTTCTTACCGTAGTGCGCTAGTAATGCGGGATTAACAATATCTGAGATTTGCTTCTGGGCTTTAGTAGCCCATAAAAGCGTATTAGCAAAATCAGTACTTGCGGCAACGCGCGGCTTAACCTCTTTTTGCTTTCTCTTCGTTTTATCTTTAGCGTTTTTAGGTCTGCCGTCTTCCGGCCTGCCTTTGGGGTCATACCCTTCGTTTGGCGGGTTTTGTTTTTGCTGATTGTCAAATTTCTTTTGGTCTCTTTCGTCTTGCTTGTCTTGAACCTCCTCCTTCTTTTCTTGAATTTGTTGATCGCTTCGTCGGTCATCAGGGTCGGTAAAGGGATGATCTCCAGTTTCATCACAAGGCACAATTCCTACATCTTCTGGAGCAATAAGATCCTTTTGTAAGGCAATCTTTTCAAGGTCGTTAAGGTGCTGTGGATTATGATAGGGACCAGATTTCTGAGGCATTCTCTCATTTTGACGCTCTTTAGCTTCACGCTTGATTCTAATTTTCTCGATATCCGGCACTTCTCCAAACCTTTCTTGAACAGTCTCGGCGCTAATGATGTCTCTATCTGCTAACTGAATCAAAAGATTCTTTTCTGAGGATTCATCAGATAAAGTCATTTGATCAAAATGCACAGTCGCGGGAAAACGAAAACCCATCGCCTTTTGGATTATCTCTATTTCTTGACGCCAAAAGGTCATCAGTATATTTCTACCGTACTCCAACCTCTCAAGTAAAACTCTAAGAGAGATGAAGTTGTTGGTAAATCCACCGCTACCTCCGCTTGCTAGGCCCGTCAAGGTGGGAGGAATGCCCAGCCCGGCATAGATATTGGTAAGAACCGGTTGATATTTTTCAGACCCAAGAAACTTGTAGACTTGAGTGTTTGATTCTTTAAAATCAATTTCTGGACCCCATACCAGATCCATTGTGCCCCCGCCAACATTTCCAGCCAATATGTTTCTTAACTTGTTAATCGCACCCTTGGTGGGGAGAATTTTATTCTCTAAATCTCCGATCCGCCAAAGTCGAATATTAGAAATAGCCCCGTCTAAAGCAGAAATATCTGCCAACTTCATTTTTTCCAACATTAAAATATCGTCCAAGATGGCGTAAATCATAGGGTTGGCCCATGTTAGCCAATCATCTTTTTTGTAATAGAACACGGAGGTTTTATCTACGTCTAATGGAAGAATACTAATCCCCTGCTTCACCGCCTTGAGAACATCGGCAGGTAGTTGAGCTAGCAATCTTTGGTGATAGGGATTTTTGCTGCTGTTTGTAATATGTCGTTTTAGAAGATTGGATATCTTTAAAGCAAACTGCGGCTTGCCAACAAAGGTAGCAAGCTCTTGGCCTAATACCTCTACGGACATCGGGTTGAGAAAATCATACTTCCAAGGTATCTCTCTTCTGTTTATTTTGATAGACTCTGGAACTATGTCGGCTTTTCCAGACGATCTTCTAAGCTCCTCTTCTATTTTTTTAGTTATCTTGGCGGTTCTTCTTTTGAGAATTACATTACCCGTCCTGTAAAGAAGGTTTAAAAACCGTTCCGACCTTTCCTTGCCATTTATCCTAATAAACCAAGCCTTGTAAAATTTTTCAATCCTTTTGTTAGGATGGACTAAATTAATTCCTTGGCATGCAAAATCACCCATTAAATCGATAACGTTTCTAACAAGACCGACGCGATCATAAGCTGCCATACACATACGTATAGCGTCTTTTTGTTTTTGTGGAACCGATTCGCCGCTTCTAAATCTGTCATAATCACGTCTGTCAAACCCGGTTCTAACAGAAATGTTCGGCTCTATATCAAGAAAAGATCTACGAGCATAGGCTGAAGATCTCTGTATGCCGTCATAATCGTCAAGGATGCCTTGTACATTAGCAAGCGCCTGATCTTTGCTAGACTCGTCACTCCAAGTAACAAACGCGGCTTCGGCCCTGTCTTGGTCTGGAATATTGTTTGGCATTTCGATTGATTCCCTATCAGTTCAATTGACAATTAGATTGTTCATACTATAATACACCTTTTAATCATAAATTCCCCTCATGTTTTCCGTGAACCATGCGGGACCAACAAAATCTGGCCCGCTGTCTTGATTCTTTATATGTGTTGCAAAACCTCCCAGATGTTCAAACGGAGGCGGTGTTGGGGTTCTTTGTATAGTTCTAGCAGACATATTTGCCATCAACAATGCACTGTATCTATCCTTACGCAGCCTGTCTTTTTTTCCACCGGCTATTTTAACTTCAGGAGTATCCCATTTATCTCGACCTGTTGTAGTTTGTGTCATAATAATCATAGATAATTCATCTTTTAACTCTTCTATCTCCATAACACAATCTTCTAACGTGTCATATTTTCTGTCTTTGATTTTATCATCGGAAATAGCCAGCCCAATTGTTGCAGAATCGAAATAGGGAAATAGAAGCGCTTTGTCTTCAAAATCTTTACGCATGCCATGATTCGCCTCAACTACCCAGTCTGATTTTGCAAATTGTATCATTTCTAAAACGTGAAGACCCGGCTCTCCATCGGTATCTTTTTCCTTGTCTTCGTCTATTGTAGGCCACAGGGCAACTTCACCCTCTTGTATCTTATCTTTGTCATGCAAAGCCTCCATGACGGCTATGCCGCCGCCCTGAGCGTCCATGGCAATTTCTGCACATGGAAACACCTTCATTAAATCTCTGATCTTCCTAGCGCAATAAGAATAAAAATCCGTCTCCTTAACCAGCCCGGCCTTGATTTTCTCTTTGTGGTCTGTTCTAGTTGTAGTCCAGCAATAAACAATTCTTCTATGGTCTGACCATAGTCCTATTATTGTAATACTAAAGTTATCTACCTCGGAGGCGGGGTCTATGCCGTAGACATATTTTATATCAGGATTTCCTTTTGTTATTGCATGATATTTCACTTCTCCGCTTGGAAAAGTAATAGTATTCTCTGGCGAAGCTACGCAGGACTCAATCAGCGATCTTTTAAAGAACCCATTGCTATCGCTAGAAAAACAAGCGCCAAATTCCATCTCATAAATACCAGAGTGTACAGTAGCTTTTGATCTAGCCACCTGTGCATCGTCCATAAACCCCTGCGGTAAAAGTTCAAACGGAATTCGGATTATACTATACTGAGTCCAGTCGAACCCATGAGGAATTTCTTCACCGCCAAAAATCTCTTGCAGTTTTTTCGCGTCTCCGTTGCTTTGGATAATACTTCGCCATTTTTTCCAATATTCTGCAAAGTGATTAAAATCATAAAAAGCAGTTCCTGATAAAATAATTTGGTTACCGTGAGATAAAACTTCATCATCGTCTAGTTGTATTTCTTGACCTAATTCTTCAGCCCTTTTCTTTGACGCTATATATTTTACATTTTCTACCGGTGAAGCGGTAACAGCAGCGAAACCAGCCACAACGTTTTCAAAAATTTCTCTTGGTATAGAAGCGAACTCGTCAGCAATAATATCATTTGCTCTCTGCCCTCTGATCTTTGACCCGTCCCCTAAAGGTAAACAGGTTACGGTACTAGACCCAATATTCATTCTGCACATATCTACATCACGACGCGGACCACCATTAGGTCCAACAATGTCTCTCAATAAAGGGGCATTTTTCCATATGGTATCCATATATTCAAATAGGATTTTTGATTGACGAAACGCCGCGCCTACAACAATAATTTTTCGACCCGGCATTATAAGCGCCCTTAAGATAGCATATACC